GGCGGTATCTCGATGTTGTTGTTCTTCTTCTTCAAATGGTAACGCTTTTAATTGATGATCTAATGCTTCCAAAGGCGTACCTACACCGCTGTCCATCAATACATTGTTATCTTTCAGGAACTGCCTAGCACCGTTAAGAAGAGCAGCGTTGTACTCCCCTAAATCCTCCATCATATCTATGCTGTGACTGTACGCACCTGCTATCTTATCGTGCAGTTTACTTCCCTCTTTATGACTAAGCATGATGTTATCTTACTACTGGTTGTTATCTTTGTAAACAAAAAGAGGCGGCTCCGAAGAACCGCCCCTTAATGATGGATGAGCTAATTTATCGCTAACGCTCTAAGCAGTTAATGCTGTCTCGAACTCGGATACCGTACCTAACTCAGTACCGTTATGGTAAAGGTTAGCGTCGAGATCAGCAAGAGCAGCGGAGCTGTCCGTTCCGGAGATGTCGGTGGAAGCAGCAGTTGCGGAGGTAGAGAGAACCTTGAACTTGTCGTCTCCTTCGTCCCAGATAAAAGCAACATTGCTTTCGGAGGAACCACGCTCAACGATGAAACCACCGTCATTAGAAGCGTTAGCACCAGAAGCAGCACCTTTAGACAGATTCATCAACGAGTCAGAAACATCGATGTTGGTGGTCTGTACGGAGGTGGTTGTTCCTTGAACGGTCAAGTTTCCGGAGAATACAGCATTAGCAGCCGAGATGTCACCGCTGAACGAAGCAGAGTTACCGTCAGAAGCGAGGGAACCAGCTTGGGTTTGCAGATTAGAGATGTCAGTGTCGTTGCTGGATACATTGCTTTGAAGAGTGCTGATGTCCGAATCATTAGAAGAAACAGCGTCAGCAACAGTTTTCAGTTGTGTATCAAGAGCATTATCAGCAGCTTGAAGCGAAGCAACAGAACTGATGTAGTTAGCACTACCATTAGCAGTGTACGATCCGTCAGCACCTAAACCAGCACCAGACTGAGTAGCATTAACTTCCGATTGAAGGGAGCTGATGTCGCTGGAGTTGGTGGAAACGCTGGACTGCAACGAAGAAATGTCGGAGTCATTGGAAGCGATATTGTCAGCATTGGTTTTGATCTGAGCGTCAAGAGCATTGTCAGCAGCTTGAAGGGTCGTTACCGAACTGATGTAGTTGGCAGAACCGTTAGCTGTGTAAGCACCATTAGCACCAAGACCAGCACCAGCTTGAGTAGCGTCAAGTTCAGACTGAAGAGCTGAAGTGTCAGATGCAGTATCGACATATGCTTTGGTAGCGGCGTGAAGGGAAGAGGTAGGAGCACCTGAAAGGGTCAAAGCCCCAGTCATTGTTCCACCTGCGAGGGCAAGCTTCTTATCAAGCTCTACTTTTGTTTTTTGACCCAATTGGGTAAGCAAACTAGACATAATATATAATCCTTTGTTGTGGGTTAGTTGTGTTTAGAAAGAGTATAAGGACAGCTAATAACTGTCAAGCATCCGCAATTAGAATGTCGCCAGCTTCTGTAAGTAACGAATTACCAAGCTCATCTGTAATATGTATGGATTGTGGTATAGCAGTTCCTAAACTACTAATTAACCAATCAGTTCCGTTATCTATTGCTAAACAAGGACTTCCATCGTCACCGTCTGATACATAAACAACTCTACCAGCAGTACCACTGGACGGTAAACTAGAAGATGTATACGATCCTACTTGTAACAGTTGGGATATAGTAAGGTCACCGCTAACTGTACCACCTGATGTATTTAACTTGTTATCAAGCTTTGCTTTAACCTTCTGACCTAACTGTGTTAATAAACTACTCATTGCTCGTTACGGTGTATTTAATCCATCTATAAAGTCTTGATAATCACCAACTTCCTCTTCTCGTGCGTCTAAGAAGTACGGCAAATCATTCCAAGCATCTGATCCGTTTCCGATCTTAATCCTGTTACGTGCTGAGTCTAATTCGATTCCTAGTTCCCCCTCTAAAAGAACAGGGTTGGTTGATGCCCAGTTAGCTGCGGTATCTCTTCTAAGTTGTATTCTTTTACTAAATGTAGCCATTTGTTATGCTCCTCCTCCTTCGTAAACATCTAAGTTATCACTAGCAGTAGCTCCTAAAGAATCGATCTGTGGGTCACTCAACGGTGCATTACCCCCACTTAACCCGATGATGTCAGGGTCAGATGTTAAAGAATCTGTTATCGCTTGTGCAGCAGCAGTCGTAGCTATCGCTTCCGTAACACCACCAGCAGCAACTGCACCAAGTGTATTGTACTGAGCAATCAACGGATTACGTCGGATAACCGGAGGTCTTCTGTACGGCCTAGCCATCAGCACTTCCACCTACGCAACGCTAAAGCTTTACGAGTAGGACGTCCTTTACTATCTTTCATCGGTCCCTTCACTCCAGACATCCTAGCACAGAAGGAACGCTTACGTGGACCACCGCCGGGCTGTGGAGCTTTCAGCTTAGAACCAGTAGCTCTGTTGTACTTCCGTCTACCTTTAGCAGTAAGCCCACCTTTTCGAGACTTCTCGCCTCTACCTATAGACAACGAGACACCCATCTTATTTCTTCTTAAACCCACGCTTCATATTAGCGTAAGCCTTTGGTGTAATCGTTGACTTCTTTTTACTGCGACTGATGCCGAGTTTCTTTCTTCTATTAATGTTTGCGTATAATCCTTGTTTCATCTTTGTACTAATACCTCCATCATACGATCTAATTTAGTGTGAACTTCTTTAAGTGCTTCTTCTACCTTTGCGATCCGTGCTTCAACAGCTCTATCTCTTTCCCGTTGAGCAGCTAACTCCACCTCTATCTTAGTCATTCTTTTCTCACCGAGATCAAGACGTTCAATAACACGTTTGATAATCCACCCGATCACGCCAAGAGCGACGACAAGTCCGGTGTTAAGAAAGCTGGAGATGGAGTCGATCATTGTTTCTATTAAATTTTATATGTGATCGTAAACTGAATATCGGCAGAACCTGAATTTAAAGCTCCAACTGTTAGACTCAAGTCACCGCCTCCCGATGAGGATTGTCTAAGTTGAATCACATCTGAACTATCCCCAATTTGAGGAACGATAAAACCACTAAATGTAACATTATCAAGAACGCATGAACCTTGACTTAAACCTTCACTTGAAGCTGTAAAGGGTAAACCTTGTATATAAAGAGTATTACCAGCGGTCATACCTGTAGTATCAATATTTAACATTTGAGCAGAAATCGTAACAAGATCACCGTTTCTTACATATCTTAACCCATTAAGTGTACCTATAGTAGCTTGATTCCCACCCGATTGTGCATCTGAAATAACAGGAATCCATACCGTAGCTGGTTTATATATTGGAATGGTATCTGAGAAAGTAATACCAGTTGCTACGATCCCTTCGTTATAAGTGCTTCCTACAGGTTCAAACTTATCATTTAAAGAGATTAGATAACCATCACTAGTACTGATACAGTTATAAGCATTACCGCCTGTAAATGTATTGCCTCTAAAAACTACCGTATCTCTAACCTCATCTAATCTTACATGGTAATAATCACCCCCATAACCATTTATATTGGCTAAAGATTGAGCAAAGAAATTACCGTCAATTACAATGCTGCTTTCAGTATTTGATAGTATTGAAGTACCCGCAGCATCGCTACCACCACCGCCTGTAAATGAAACAGCAGGTGGAGAACTATAACCACTACCGTTATCAGTCATAACGACAGAGTCTACTTGACTACCATCGAGAACAGCATATCCAGCAGCTCCGCTGCCTCCACCTCCCGTAAATGTAACAGTAGGTGCGGATTCATAACTACTTCCACCATCTGATATAGTAACACCTGTAACTACCGGTGCATTATTATTAAAGAATATTTGAGGAGTGGCAGTACCTGGACCACCCCGATTGCTTTCAAAGTAGTTACCGCATATATAGATACTAGAACCAAAGTTAAGGCGTAAACCACAATAGTCAGTACCGTTACCTTGCATTGTGTTGCCTATAATTCTTACACCATAAGATGATTGACCGCTACTTCTTCCGATCTTCATACAACCGTTCCCACTCTCCATTGTATTATTTGAGAATGTGCAAGCCCAAGCTTGATTAAGGTCTATGAAGTAATATTGGTGCTGAGTTGAATAGCACCCATCAACGGTAATTTGTTGAGCAAAATAATTGTTACTATCTTCCCCGCTGTTTTCAGTAAAGAACCCATTACAATATTCAAAGAATAAATTTCTAAACTCACAACGCCACATCCTGCCCACATTAAATATGCGAGCGTAATTAGGCATAGTAATGTAGTTATTCTTGTATGTCGTTCTATCTGTAGCGTCAGAAGCAGCTGCGGAACTTGAGCAGAAATTTAAATCTTCAACGAAAACTGCACTTACACACTCGGACGAAGCACCGTCAGGGCCAGCCATCCAAACATTATTAGCACCTACATTGTTTACTACAATACGACTATTAGAGCCATCTCCGTAGATTTTAATAGGTTCAGGTTGATCTTGATAAGTAGGATCGCTTTCAGCGAATTGAAGGCAAGTGTTAATCTTCCCGCTTTGTGGTTCAAAATAATACTCACCAGCGGGGAAATAAATCGATCTACCACCTGTACCATTTTGAGCCGCATTGATTAAAGATTGTATAATAGTTGTGTTATCTGTAGCTCCTGTATTATCAGCCCCGTAATCCAACACGTTAACAACATCAGCGAACCGATCAGCAAGACTCCTAGCCCGTGTTGAACCTGTCGCTGTTACTTGTGCTTCATTAACCGTCGCAACAGAAGCAGCAGCAGTAGCAACCACACATATCTCAGCAGAGTTAGAAGGTATCGTATTAAATGTAATAGCTGTAGCACCTATCGTGTAGTCAGTATCTGGAACTTGTACAAGACCGTCTATCGATACGATGTACGCTTTTGCGTCTGTTGTTTGCGGGGTAAACGAAAGAGTGAAGACGTTATCAGTTCCGTTACCAGTGTGTGTGGATTTATAGAACCCAGCTAAGTTGGTATCGGTAAGTGCGATCTGTGTGTCTACGTATCCTTTGTTAATAGCATCGGTTGCTAATGTACCGTCCGCTAAGTTCTTGATCTGCTTGTTACCAGCGTTGTAGTTCGTACTACCTTCTAGCTCTTTCAAACCGGAATCCGCACCTTCAGTAGCTTCTTCAGCTAAGTAACGATTGTGTAGGTACGCTCTATCTAACTCAGCCTCTGTTAACACCGATCCGTTCTGAAAGTCTACAAGGTTCGTGTTAGGTGCTGACCTACGTTTTATACGTACTAACTCACCACCAGCCAGAGCAGTCGTTGGATTGCTTAGATTGATGCGTTGAGACGGAGAGGTTTCAATGGTGTAGTTTGTAGTGATCGTTTGATCTACACCCTCGATTTCCACAATAACGTGATCGTCTTCAAGATACGGAAAGTTAAAAGCAAAGTACTGCTGTGCTGCTGTTGCTGTATAGTCTACGTAGGTGTTAGCCATGATGATAAGTGTATATTATTAATTATTGAGTGAGAAGAGCAAGTCCTTAGTCTAATAGCGGAGCTAATTCAGGAGCTACTACTTTTCTTGGAGCGGTTTCTCCTTCGATTAATGTCTTCTTAGTTAAGTCTCTTAATAAGTAGTATTGTGCTTCTAATTCTGGGTTTTCTCTTACTAATTGCTCTAAAGCTTTATTCCTCAACGCACGGAGATTCGCTTCTATAGTAATCTGTCTTGCATTAGTTATAGGAGAACCTTTAGGTACTTTACCCATTCTTTGATATTTAGGTTTATTGTAAGCTCTAATTATTGCATCAGCTGGTTTTAGTTCTGAGAATATTTGTTGCCAACGGTCATATAGAGTCTGCTCTAATCCAAAACCGTAATCTTTTTGTACCTTTAATTTCTTTAGATTTAAACCAGGAACTCCATCGTCCGGTCGACTAAACTTAAAACGACCGCCAACTTCTGCTAAAATCATTCTAGCTTCGTCTTCTTTAGTAAATAACTTCTCACCTACTTTAGATGCCCTACCCATTTTAACATCTTCTTTAGTAGCAGTAGACGCTCTTAAACTTTCAACACGCAAAGGACTTAAATAGTTTATAGCTTGTCCTATTGCATCATATTGAGATGCTCGCTTAGGTATTCCTAACTCGTCTCTTTTAGGGTCTAACTCTCTGCGAGTTTTAGCAAAAGCCATTTTAAACTGCTCCATAGGCTCGTTTATTTGTCTTAGGTATGGATCATTTAATTGAGCAGCAGCTTTCATTGCGGACGGTACTGCCATTCTATTTATAGCGGTAAACAAAGCATTAGCACCGCTCTTACCTCCTTCTTCCCACTTACCTCTAAACAGACCGTCATTCAACTCACTAATATTCATTAAGTAAGTTTTGTCTGTAATCATAGTGGTTAGTGCTAGTTGAACGGAACTAATAACTTGATCCAATTCTTCATCTGGCATTGAGTTATCTTCTTTAGCTCTTAGTAATGTAGCAGACACTCCGTATACATCAGCGATAGAACCTAATCGACTTAAAGGTAAATAATTATCACCCATTTGGTCTCCACCTGCATTGCCAGTATCCCAAAATCTTTTAGCAGCTGACATGTTTATAGCGTGTGGTTCCCAACCTGTACTCATTTTAGTTTCACGCTCTTTATAATCTTTGGGACCTTCTCCTGTAACTATACCTTGATCTGCAAGATATAAAGCAGAAGCCCATAATCCAGCACCTACTATCTGTCTACCTCTAGCTTGTGCTCTTATAGACGGATTGTCGCTTCTTAGTTCCTCTAGTGTCCTTTGGAACGTCATCTTGTTCATCCCTGGTATCATTAGACCACCACTAAGAGTACCCCCTAGTTCCATAAACATGTTAGTAGGAGTTCTTAAAAATAACTGAACTAATTCTAATACGCTAGATTTCTGTCTTAACTCACCTAATTTTGTAGCACCTGCCTCTAGTACACCGTAGTCACTACTTAGTTCTCTTTGGAATGTTATTTTATCTCCAAAGTCCTTCATGTATTCGATTTCACTAGACAGTTTATTTGTCCAGTTATCTCTAACATATTCGGTTATAAACTCTTTAGCTTCCTCAACATTGAGTCCTTGCTCTCTAGCTTTAGATACAGCATCCATCTCTACATCGTTCTTTGTCTTGAATCTTTTTCCGTCAACAAAGTACCGAGCTAACCTAGACTCCATGTAATCTTTTATCTGCCCTACAGGGGCTTCACCTCTTTTAACTAGTTGTTTATATTCTTCAGCTAACAACGCACGAGCTTGAGCTTTACCGAATAAGTGCCTATAGAACTCATCTTGAAATACTAAACCTTTAGGACCAAAACTTAAAAGTTCTCCTGTATTTTCAACAGTCTCTCCTATAGGTCCTGATAGTCCAGTAGCTTCCATAGTAAAAGCTTTTTCACCTATCTTCTCGTAGTGGTTATTTAAAGACATCGACCCTTGAGAATTAGCAGCAGCTACTTTAGCAGCCTGAAAAGCATCATCTATTCCGTATAACAAATACTTAGTAGTTCTTAGAGCCATCCTAGTTTGTTCTAAATTACCTGTAGCTAGTCCACCTACCCCTTGGTTCATCAACGAATAAAGAGTCATCATAGCATTACCAGCAGCAGCGGCAGCTTGTGTAGGAGGAGCACTCAAAACACCATCGTAAACTAGTTCTTTACCTACTCTACCAAACTTCTCACCTATTGATCTCTTACTTATTTCTAACAGTTTTCCTAGCTTCTGTGGGTCTTTTACTAATCTTATTTCATTTAGTAGAGCTTTTACATTCTTTAACCCACCGAGTTTTTCTAGCTGTTCTTTAAGTTCACCTGGGCTAAGTTCTTCTGGATACTTAATAAGTTCTTCAACTAAATCCTTTTCAGCTTTTGTAGCTTTCCTTTCAAAGGTGTTAATATTAGCAGCTATTTGATCTTTAGCTATTTTTCTACTCTGTAACAACTTACCAGCTGAACTAGAAATTCTAGCTGATTCTTCTAAAAATATTTGAAGTCTATCCATATCAGCCATTAGTCGAGTAGCTACAGCTGGATCGTTTAAATCTGTATTAGCTTCTACTTTCTTAAACCAATCTTCCATAGCTGAAAAAGTCATACTATCAGCCAACGCTGTTTTAAATATAATATCTTCAGACTCTTTAGCTATCTGCTGTACAAACCTAGCTTCATCTAATTCAGGATCAAGTTTCTTTCTTAAAGCCGTTACTTGTTTTATTAAAGATTCTTTATCAGTCTTAACACGACTTGTTTTGATCTTATCACTTAACTGTTCAAGTACACCCACCACTGATTTCTGTATACCTTGGTCCGTAGTAAAAGTAGCTAAGTTAAGCGGTATAATTTCACTCTTACCTTCTAGTACTTTAGACAAGTCTTCATCACTCATCCCCATTCTTTCTAGGGCTTCTAGCTTCTGTTCAGTGGTGAGCTTAGTGGGTTGAGTGGGTTGCGGTGCTATTTCTGGTTCAACAGATTTTTCTGCGGTCGGTGCTTCGATTTCTTCTTTAGGTCTAAGTACTGTACCTTCTCCTACTTGTGGTTCTTCTAGTTTTCTTATTCTATCAACAATAGCTTGTCTTGTTTCTTGCTCTTGTTTAATAGCCTCTTCTTTCAGCCCATCTAAGTATTCTTTATCTCCTACTCTAATAGTCTCAAGAGTTTCTTTAATTTCTCTTTTCTCTCTTAATAACAAATCTCTGTACTCACCTGTTACTTCAGGGTTCTCCAGCATACTATCTATAGATGAAATTCTTTTAGCTGCATTAACTTCAGCTACCTTCTTCATCTTATCCATGTCACTAGCAGACGATCCTAGTTTATGGAAGTTCTGTCCGGATGTTAGATACTTAGTACCACCCCCAAATAACAAACCAGCTGCACCAGAGAAACCTAACTGTTGTACACTTATTCCATCTGTTCTTTTACCTGTGGCTACTTCAAGACCTTGTCGTAACAAATCTTCAGTAAAAGCCATTGCGGTACCTTCAGCAGCAGCTACACCTGTTTGTTTTAACCTAGATAATTGGGCTACTTTTTTATACGCAGCTAACGGTCCTAATGTTCCTATAGCTGTTGTAGCTATGCCTTCTTCCGGTGAATACTCTGCTTCAGGGTCTCTGTGACTTTGTGCCCAATAATTAATACCTAAATTACCTAGTCCATTTATTGCTATATAAGCACCTATGCCTGGCAAACCGCCACCAAGTAAAGGAGTTGTAACACTTTGTAAAGCAACGCTACCTCCGATCTCTCCTCCTATTGATTCAGCTAATCTTAAATACTTACCATCTTCCTCGTCTATAGGTTCAAGAACTCCTGCCGTTGAAACCTCACTAGGAGCACGGGTAGAGGATGAATCAGCTAAAGGTAAACCCTTCTGCTTAAATCCCTCAAAAGCTTTTTGTTCCTCAATTAATTCTGCAATCGTCTTAGCCATTACTGTATTTTATCTTTGTAAGCTCGAAGAAATGTCAACACCTCTTCTAAGTTATCTGGGAACTCTAAGTTTGAAATTAAACCTTCTATCTTCGAATCAACTAGCGAAGCGTTGCCTGTCTCAATTCCTCTTATAGCGTTTTCTAAATTTTTAACAGTGATATATGAATCAGTATCTATGATATATTTACCAGTCCGCAACTCGCTTAGTACTGTCTTCTTGTACTCTTCGTTAAAGTCTTGATATAGGTTTATAGACTGTTCTGTTAGTGTTTCGTCGAGCTGTTGAGGTGTGATATTAGGGTTAGCTTTTACTAAATCGTCTCTTGTTTCTTTGAGTTTAGATCGCCAAGCTAACATACCTTTAAGTCTTAAAGTATCTAGGGTATTCGGGTGTGCGTTGTAGTTGGTTATATCTTTAACAGCGTTTGTTGTAGCAGGGCTAATACCAGCTATCTTCATCTCTTCCGTTAGCTTTGTATCCTTAAATTGATTTTTAAAACTTTCTGTTAATCTTTTAACAGCTGAGATTCCCTCCATAACTTCGTTATTGAATCTATCACTGTCACCGTTCTGCTGTTGTATTGTTTTAAAGTCGTCAAAAGATAGCTCTCTCCTCTCTAAAGCATCTTGAGCGTCTTCAAGCACATCTAAGCCTTTATCTAAATCTGCTTTCAATGTGCTCCAAACTCTAGGATCAGTCTCTATATCAGCATCTGCATTATAGTAATCTTTATTGGATAACTCTATCATGCTTCGTATAGTTTCTTCTACATCCAAACCATGCACATTAGAAGATACACCAGTAAGTCTTACACGGTTCGTCCAATCTTTTAAATAAGAATCAGTAATAATATCACCATCGTTGAGCTTACCTTTAAACTCTGTCACTAAAGGATTTAATACTTCCTCTTTATTGGTTGTGTATAAGTTTTTTGCTTTGTTTTTAAAATAGGAATCTTTAGCTTCTATGTCTCTTTTAAATGTAGCTAGATCATCTCTAAGTTCTGCTGTAATAAACTTAGCCCCAGTATCAGGATTAATCACCCAGTTCTCTATATCTTTTACCTTTCTTAAAGCTAGAGGAGCACCACCAGATTCAACTAACTCCAATATGGATGGTTTAATTAATTCATCAAAAGCATATTTATGAGAGTTCTCAAACACACCCGCAGCTCTATTAACCCAACCAACCATCTCAGGACCATTAATATCTATCTCGCCTTTTACAACACCTTCGACTAGCGGTAGTCCCAGTTCTAACCAAGCTCCCTTACTCTTCTCTGTTCTTACAGCATCTAATCTACTATTAACATCCTTCCTAAACTCATCATCTACTTTACCTAATACTTCAGCAGCATATGCTCTAACAGATGGATCAGAGAACTCAGGTCTTTTTAAGAACTCAGCTTTGGTTTTTGCGATAGCTACTTCAGGATCATCTGTGGTTTCAACAAGACTTCTTAATTGATCCCTGTAATCTCTGTTAACTAATACTTCACCTTGTGCTTGTAGACCTCCAATAATAAATGGAGCGTTAGCATTCTCAGGAATAACACCAGATTTAATACCTTTCCTGGTAAGATTCTTTAACTGTTCACTAACTCCGCTAGGGTCTAATTGAAAAGCTTCTCTACCCTTAGCTATCTCCGCTTCTCTAGCTAATCTATCTTCTTCTTGTTTTTGCTCTACTAGTTGTTGTTTAGCTAAACTAAGTCTACTGAATTGTTGTAACGCTGGATTTATTTGAGATAGTGCATCAGCTAAATCTTGATACCCACTACGACCTACTTTTACATTAGCTAGTTTATAGCTAAAGCCAGGCATATCAACAAAAGGTACTGTTCTAAGTTTAGTCATATTACACTCTGCCTTTGTTACTGATGCTTAAATCACTTCTTTTTCTTGTAGCACTTGCTAAATTTAAACCAGCAGTAGCTCCGGACAATCCTCCGCTTATAGCTTTAAAACTTGTTACCAATGGGCTTTCAGTTTGTATAGGTTGACTATATTTCAATAACTCCTGTTGCCCAGCTAAAGCTAACTCTTGCATGCCAAGTCCGTATTGAATACCGTACAGACCTTCCTCTTTTTCTAGCATACTAAGCTCAACACCTAGTTGTCTATCTAAGTCTCTCTCAAAAGCATCTGATATAGCCACACCCTGTTTAGCTCGCAGAGTACTAGCAGCTGCGTCACGCATCATTTCGAGTTGTCTTTTCCGCTGGCTTATTGACTCCATTCTTTGCTGTGACTCTAACAACGCAGAAGTTCTTTGAAGTCCTTTTTTTTTGACTGCAGCTTGTCTTTGTTGTTCTTGAAACTGCATTTGTGCCTTAGCTTGCTGACGCTGACCAACTGCACCTACAACAGGGGAAGCGATACCTAAAGCAGTAGTACCAGCCATAACCCCAAGACCTGTAGCTGTTATACCTGTAGCCGCAGTTGCTGCACCTACGGAACCATAACCCAACATTGCCGCACCTATTACTGGAAAACACATAACAATTACTTCCTCTCTAATATAAATGACAGATAGCCGTCATACTGACAATCGCTAAACTCTGCACCTAACCACTCCAACCATTTAATACTCAACGTGTTACTCTTCATAACAAAGTTAGTGAGATAATCAAAGCCATCTAACAAGTCCATCATGCGTTCCTTGGAGTGCTTCAGAAAGAACTTCTTAATCTTTGGTAACCGTCTAGTACCTAATAACCAAGCACTTCCGATATTAGTACCTTCGATAGGAGCTACACCAAATGAACAGTACAAGTTATTCATATCATCTTTTACGCTGTAACACTTACTAGATGTAGCGTAAGACATAATAACAGCGTCACGTGGGTGGTGCATAAGTCCGAGGATCTCTAACATATCTTCCTCCCGCAGGTCTTCGTACAGATCAAATGAATCCATATCACCGTGTGCTTCATCTATTCTAAGCTCCATATCTTCTACTTCTCGGTATCATCATCGATTCAAACTCTGCAGCTAATATCTTAACTGGTAAAGCAGAATCGGTAACAACCTCTATCTTTGCTTCGTTAGGTTGGCACTGTACCGGGAAGCGGAAGTGACCGTCTTGAGGGGTGAAACTATTAAGTGTTAAGTTAGCTCCCAGTATATCAGGATTGAATGCGTAGCTATATTTATCCCTGTACTTCGGGGTTACTTCAACGGTGAAGTGTCCAGTCTCTGCGTAGTTCAAGCTACCAGTACGAATCGTTTGGAATGCGTAATCAGATGCACTTCTTCCACCACGCTCTGTTGGTTGCTTTAGTGTTTGATCGGAGAACCTGTACAACATATTGTACGGAATACCAGCAAAGAAATCAGTAGATGTAAGATCTCCACTCACTGTACCCTCTGTAGCTGATGTCCTAGTAAATGTTACGTTATGTCCGTTCTTTGTATATACAGTAACATCTGTTGGGTCATACGGGAAACCGCTAATCGTAGTAGTCTTATCAACAGCACTATAGCTAGTAGTTAATGTACTACCGTCTATCTTGCTGTCTAAGTATAACATATAATCCAACCCTTGATCTTTTATACCGTCTTCAAGTGTAAGCTGTTCGAGGTGTAACCCGTCATCATCCTTAGTTAGCAGATGCAAGTTACTGTCGATAAAGTCAAACCCTCGCACCTCCCGACCAAAGGTGAACTTCATCCAAGCACTTTGTATCTTTTCTTTATTCGACCAGAAGTACTTATATACAAACAATGTATTACGATCATCACTAGAACTAACAACGATAGTATTCTCTGCTTGAGAACCTGCTACCTTCTCTACTTGTGAAGCTATATACTTAGGTATTTGTTGAGTAATCTCTTCTGCTTGGAATGTCTCTGTATTGTTATCAACAAAGTATTCGTACATCCCTTCAAAGTCATTCCGTCTAAAAGTGAAGTATATATAATTACCTAGAGCTATGGGTTGTACACTGTCTGATATATCGTACTCAGTAACAGGAGATATAGATACAGTCTTAGGACTTAATATATCTGCTCCACGTAATACAAACTGTGACTGCTTACTGAATAACATCAGCTTCTCTTGGAACGGTACAGCGTGTTGAAGAACAGCTACTTTTGTATGACTCAGTCCAACGTCTATCGGTGCACTATCTAGTAGCTGTTGTGTGGTAGTACGGAAGAAGTTAAAGTATTCATCTGCTTCGCTAAAGATAACATTGCTATCTGTGAGGAATCCTAAACGGTTCTTAAAGAAGAATACATCGTTGATCTTATTACCTACGAAAGATGGGAATGGATTGGTTTCGTCGTTACCCGCTTGTCTCTTTCTCCAACCACTTACAGCTGGGGGTACTAAGTCTAAGTCTTCTTCGGGTGATTGTGCTTTAAAAGAAATAACGTCACCACTCCCGTTTAAAACAGGAACAAGAGTGATAGGCATCGTAGTAGCATCTAATTCAAATTCTATCGGATTAAGAACACCACTCTCTGTCTCATCTCTTGTCCATCCTACAGTCTCTACCCAAGTACCCTCCCCAAACTCACTCTTATCTTTAGTAGTAAATCTTACAAAGTAATCGTCTTGGTCTATGTCAGCGTCTCCTATTACTTTAACTTTAAAGTTATTAAAACAAGATTTAGGTAAGTCTGTTATACTACCTACTTCCTGATACGCTAAACCTAACGCTTCGTTGGATAGTCCGTCCTCTACTCTAATCTTAAAAGGACCGTCGTCACTCTTTACACGAATAACGCTGCCTTTTCTAGTTATCTCTAAGGATGTTCTAGTAGCAAGCGTTGCTGTAAATGTAGCGTCTGAACCTGTATGTTGATCGGAAATATCTAACCATCCGTCGTTGTATCTTACGTAAGATTTAACAGTAAATATTAAAGGATAAGTCGCTTGGTCTGTGCTAAAATTATTACCGCTCCTATAAATATCAACGCTTGTTATTGGTCCTTTTGCTGGGTCCCCTGAAGCATTTACGGTAGCAACTCCTAAAGCAACAACATCAGAAAATGTAGGCTGTGTTATTTCAACTTCTACTTTATATATTTCCGATCCGCCAAGATAATCACTACCACCACTTGTAACAGTAATAGTATCTATACCTGAAAGAGTGCCGTTAAATTCATTGCTTAAACAAAGTGCTAAATCTTGTGCTATATAACCAGTGTCTGCATACTTAGCTGTACTACTACCACCACTGATATAAGTAGCAGGTTCAAAACCATGCTGTGTGTATGAGTGTGGATTAGAGGCTAGAGTACTAGATAACGGAACTAAATTATCGTCTATGTATATACTGTAAGCTTTATTATAATCTCCTAACTTAACAAAGATAATAGCTTCATCCTCAGGTACTTTACTTAGATCAGTTGTGTTTTTAGCTACCGTCTTTTTGTTATTAACAAGGAACGTATAGTCAGCTACTGTCAATGCTCGTAAGTCTTTCAGTGGATTTGTTATACCGCTAAGATAGCTAGTAGCTGTAGCAGTAGTAGTTACTGGTATATTGTTTCCAGTATCAAGATCAATAACACCGACACCCCCTAAAGAAACAGCAACACAGTACTTATTCTGTTCATCTCTCTTTACGAAGTGCGTGAATAAGTTAGCACCGGGATCACTACTGTCTATCTTCTTTGTGTATGTAGTAGGTGGTCTTTTAACCAACCCCTCAACAACAGTAGCCCAAGCATTTATTTGCTCGTCACATTGACCGGGATACCTGAGATTGTCAGGCTGTTGTGATACTCCCTGTGCGAGATTCGGTACACTGTTTACTAACAGAGGCATCTCTTATCTGTCTAATACTCTTAGTACGCTGTAGTGATCAAAGATAGTTCTGTCAGCATTTTCAGAGTCACTATCAATAGCACGTGCTTTCGCTTCGATCTCATCCCGTAAAGCAAACCCTTCGATCTCTCTGCTT